CAGGGACTATACCCATTTTATAGTGCGGATTCATGACCCGAGCAGGAGGACTAAGGAGCACATTTTGTGCAAAGATGACATTATGTTTGCTCCTAAGGTGTCCATGGGAGGTTGTGAGCACGACCTTGACTTGTGCATGTTTGAGATCCCCAGGAGTGTCACTGGCTCTTTGCCCGTGATCAAGGCCCTGGTTAGTGATAGTAAGCCGCGTGTTGGGGAGACCCTCACTAGGTTGGTTCCAGGCCACGACGATGACAATAATGTCAACAGTATAGACTTCGAGAGTGGAGATCTCCAAGGCGTCAAGTCGCATGTTTACGCTACTGGCACACCAGCATCGGAAATGTTCCGTAGCCCTTTGTCGCTTTGGATCACTGGTGTTGGTGACGACGGCATGTGTGGTGCGCTCGTGATGAGTGGCGGCGAGGTCGTCGCTATGCACACGGGTGGTCACCCTTCTTCAGACACGATAACTGCTTGTCCTTTGGATAATACAGTACTCTCGACCATGAAGTCTCGTTTGGTCAGCCGCGCTTTAGGCGGAGTCGCCAGTTCGAGACTGGAAGATTATGTCATCAGGGAGCCTTACTTGGAGGAATACACCACGTCCAAAATGGAAATTAATCCTAACGTGAGCGTGCGGGCGCCTGGGGCTTTAGAGCCCGCGCTTGGCGACTGCTTCTTTGATTTCCTTGGCACCTTGCAGAGAGACGGTGATCTTGTCAACGTGAAGGCTAAGACCAATATTACGATCACAAAGCACGTCGAACTCTTGATGGACTACTTGCCCAATTACCGCGGCTTTTGAGCGACTACAGCGTGCCTGCTCTGAATTACAAGATGCGGGACACTGTTGAAGCATTTGTAACAAAGGCCAGCATACCGCGTCCCGGTGACACGCATTTGCTTGCGCTGGCCAAACACAAGGTTGGCATGGCGTTGTATAGTGCTTGTCACGACGTTATTCGTAAGGAGCCAGGGTTTGCCGCCATGAAGGTATTTGGCATTCAAGGCGGTCTTGACGGCAAAGGGCTTAACATGGCGGGAAAAATTCCGCTTAACACCTCTGCCGGTGTTGCTTTTCCTGGCACGAAGAGTGACTATGCCGCCAACCTTTATTCCCCGGAGCATAATGAACATTTTGTTTGTTTCTTTGAAGACAACGAGATGTCGATGGAGATACTTGAGAGCGTCGATGATATCATTAGACGTCGTGCGAAGGGTGAGGTAGGATTGGTTGCCAATTTTATGTGCCCCAAAGATGAGACGTTGCCAGTTAAGGAGAATGGGAAGACCAAGCCTCCAAGGCACATCAATAAGACGGATTTTGCTCATACCGTTGCCATGCGTATGTATTTCCAACCGGTTTTGATACTACTTGGATACGACCCTTTGTCGTGTGGCCACTCAGTAGGGCTGGACCCAACGGCTTATTATTTGGAGCTGATTAAGAGTCTTGTCAATGGAGACACTGGTGTGCCACTTTACGAGCATGACTTGCAGGAAAGCAATTTCATAGCCACAGATTACAGTGGCTTTGATTTGAGTCTCTCG